ACAGCGTAGGCCCAGCTAAGGTTGCACAAGCTGAAGCAAAAGCTATCCGTGAACTCAAGCGTGACATCGAAGCTACACTGATCGGTACACAAGACCGCAGCGTAGAAGACGGTGCTGGTACACCTTATGGCCTTCGTGGTCTTGGTGACTGGATCGACTCTGCTGGTCCTGCTGACGTTCCTGCTAACTTCCGCACTCCTGCTGCTTCGATCTATGACATCAGCACACAAGGTGCCTTCGGTGAAGAAGCTCTTAACGATATGATCTCTTCGATCTACCGCAAGACTGGCAGCTCCAACAACCTTATGCTTGTTGCTGACACTGGCCTTCGTCGCACTATTGCTGACTTCGCTCGTGTATCTGCTGGAGCTACTGAAAACATCCGTAGCGTCAACTACGACGGTAACAAGGCTGAGATCAAACTCTCTGTCGAGCTTTACCAAAGTGACCACGGCATCGTGTCCATCGTCAATATGAACCCAGACACTGCTCCTGCAACTATTGCTGGCGGTACTGACTTCAATGACGGCTACCTCATCAACCCTGAGTACTACGGCGTGCACGAACTGATCCCTATGGGTTCAACTCGTCTGCCTAACGAAGGTGGAGGCGAGCGTGGATTCTGCGATTGCACATTGACCCTCGGTGTATACCACCCGCAGGCTCACGGTAAGATCACTCAGTAATCCTTGCTGAAATTTCGGGGAGCCAGATTTATATTGTCTGGCTCCCTTTTTACCTTTAATTTTAAACAATGGAAATAATCACAAAAGCTCCTACTTATTCTGACGAAGAGGTCAACAAGGCCTTTATGGATGAAATCAAAAACGGATTTGCACTTGAGAAACGGACCGAAGTTAATCGTGTAAACCAGGCTCGTAAAGAAGCTACAGAACAACGAGGAAAGGTGCACCCAGTACTAGGTCGTTGCGTAGCAACTATCCCGCACCGTGAGTACTTCCGACTCATAAAAAAGTACGGACAAGAGACAGTGCACTCCAAAGAGTTCCTGGCTTATTTCCAAAAGAATTTCTCAGACCTTACACCCAACAAACTATAATAAATTATGGCCAACTATCCTACCATTACATATCAAAACTTAGAAGAACGCTTTAAGTCCATTGCTGGACTGGGTTCAATAGAAACAACTGACGCAGCATTTTTGCGTCAAGCAGTTAATCGCCGTATTCGCACAGCGTTTGAACGCTACCCTTGGCCTGACTTTACTGTAATTGGAGAAGCCATTGCAATGGCAACAGGAGACGACAATACAATTCAAACATATGGAACTGGAAAAGATCTAGCCAATGATTCCAATGTAGTGTTTCGGATTCACAAAACTGATCCAACAGATACACGTTATCCAGAAGAATACACATATGTTTCACTTTTAAATTCTGGGGGTTTCCCTTCAGTAAAGATTATTAGCCCGACAGTTCTTGACGGTGTTAATGTATACGCAACCTATCGTAAAGATCTTGAAGCAGTTATTGCTGACGGTGGCACTTATACATCGGGTAGCTACGGCGACGAAGCCAATGATAATCCAAACATCCCATATCAGTTCTTTGAGTACTGCGCTTTTGGTGCTTACGCAGATTTCCTACGTGGTGATGGACAGACTGACAAAGCTCAAGTAGAGGATCAAAATTCTGAAATAATTCTTGTTTCTGAAATTGACAAGGTACGTAACCAAAGCCGTCAGTTTCGTCACGATGTATTGCAGTATCGTCCAAGAACCCAGTTCGCTCGTCACAACGTACAAGCGGGCGGAACACCGTTAAACAAACCAGAAACACTACTGAACAATAACGTACAGTAATGCCATCTAACGCTACATTTCTTGAGGTTAAAAATGCTTTTCAGTCCATTGCTGGGCTGGAAAGCTTAACCGCTGCTGACGAGTTCTTTTTAACGAGTTCTTTGAATCGTGCGGTCTACCGTGCCTACAATGAATCAGATAGCTGGCCACGTTATTTAGTGGTGGGTGAGTCCAGATTGATTATAACAGACCCAGCAGCAACAGTTCCATACGCAGAAGCATCCAAAGAAACTATTGGTGAGTTCTTACGTGTGCATAAAACTAAGCCGTTCCTGAGTAATTCTGCTTTAGAATTTGAGTTCTATGTGGATTCCGTTGGAGCACATATACTTAACTTAACTACATCGGATAGCACTTCAGTATTTGTAACTTACAAAAAAGAACTACAAGCTAACTTTACCCCAGATAGTACAGATATTCCAGCAGAGTTCGTTGATTATATTATCTATACTGCACTTACTGATTTTTATACTGGAGATGGTCAAACTGAAAAAGCAGCAGTAGCTGCTTCTCAAGCTAAAATGATGCTTGATATAGAACTACTTCGTTTAGATAAAAAATCAAACAACAATACAATTAACAAAAAGTTTTCAACTTACGTAAACCGTCAATCCAGGTAGCAAGTATGCTATAATATCACTATGAGTTCATCCAGAAACAATACCCTAGAATTTTCCTCAGTTGGATCCGAAGTACTTGACGCAGGTGACTCCGTTACAGGCAAACGCTACGGAGCCATCCAGGTTATCACTGACGCTAACTTTGGTACCCTTAGTGCTGACAATGTTGACCAGTCCTCTGCTGTACTTACAGGAGTAGGCATTGGAGCAGGGACCATCCTTTATGGTCAGTTCAATGCAGTAGCTGTAACAAGCGGTCTAGTAATCTGCCACAAGTACTAGTATGTTCCTAAGCCAAAAGGGTTCTCTTGGTCGTAACCCTATGATCAATAGGGTGGGTCAACGGCTCCTTCAGTTATTTGAAGGGGCTTCAGCTGCGTATAGCCTACGCAACCTAGCAAGTAATATTGCTTCTGTCGTCCGAGTACGACGTGCAAGCGATAATTCCGAGAAGGACTTTTCGGCTGCTGACATATCGAGTGGTGCAATGACGGGCTGGGTGAACTCCCAGATTGTTCCACCTTTGGACATCGGCATTGAGACCGAAGATGGGCGCATACCAGTTCCAGAGGGAGGGACTAGCATTGGAACCCCTGCTGCTGCGTATAGCCTTCGTAGCTTAGGAACTAACCAGTGGGAATACGCTGGCGACACTGTTACTTACACTTCGGACTTCAGTGCTGGGGTTGATGGGTGGTCTCCTGACTCAGGCAGTTCTGCTACTACAACGCCAGACCCAGTAGGCACACTGGACGTAGTTAAATACACAGTTGACACAGAAACGTCTGCAAAATTTTTATTTAAAAATGCATTAAATATAGGGCAACAATATTCAGTGCAAGCTGAAGTCTATGTCCCTTCATCAAATGTGGATCTTGATAGCATCGTCCTAATGGATGGGTCTGGAAATATGGCTACATCTTACCTTGGAATCCAAAGGGACGAATGGGTTACAGTATCAACTGTTGGCACTGCAACATTGATCTTTATAAGTATCCGTGGTGCTTCTGGCACGACAGCAAGCGCATACAACGGCTTCCAAGGCAACGGCACTGACGTATTCTACGTCCGCAACGTAGTAATTTCAGAGACCCTAGGTGACTCCAACTACCTACCTGCTGGTAAGTATGTGACTCAGGTTCGCCGTAGCTCGGACGATGCTGTCAAATCCTTTACGGCTGCTGAGGTTAGTGATGGGACGCTTGAGGCTTGGGTAAATACGGATGTTGATAAACTAGACTTACAGGCAGAATCTGGAGGTCTCGCTGGCAATGTCAGTAACGAGACAGCAACAAGCTTTGATTTCTCGGTAAACAATGAAGGTTCTACGGGTTTTAAGAGCCTCGCAGCACCAGCTGACGCAGGCACTTATGTTGCAACCTTTGATGTTGTATTAACTTCTGGCAGTCTTTCTGGTATAACTCTGGCTAGCGCACTCCCGTTTGCGCAAACATCGTTAGTTCTTGGTTCTAATTCCGTAACTTTAAATCCAGACGAAACATCGGGCATCTACTTCCGCACAGCAGGAACAGCAGTTGCCGATGTATCAATCACAAACATCACGCTGACCCAGACCTCAGCAGACGGACACGTCAAGACTTGGTACGACCAATCAGGCAACGGAAACCACGCAACTCAGACGGATGCAGCAAAGCAGCCTAAGATTATTTCTGGTGGTGTGTTGGTTACTCGTAACGGTGATGCCGCTATTAAATCCACCTCGAATGATGGGATGACATTCACCCTTGATTCTTTGTCAGCAGATGGGCAACAGTCAGTTTTCGGAGTTCTTGAGAATGATGTTACCTCGCAAGATAGCTATGTTCCAGTGTTTCTAGCAGCAAGCACAAGCACAGCCGTAGGGGGAGTGAATCGCAGACCTTATTGGTTTATAGCCCCAACTGGATATCTAGGTCTTACGGTTGACTCGTATAGTGGATACAATAACACTAGCAGAGAGAGACACCTTTACTCTCACGTAATGAACGACACCGCTAGTGGAACTTCTACTGTTTACCAAGACGGAACTCAAGTGGACACTAGGTCAATCACGTTGGATGCAAATGCAACTTTTAATGGAGGTCAAGTGCTTGGAGTAAGTACAAACGCCACAGGTGCTTTGTATATGTCCGAAGTAATCTATTACACCTCCGACCAATCCGACAACCGCACAGCGATTGAGGCGAACATTGGGGAAACCTACGGCATCACTGGAATCCCTGCTTATGATAATACAGTGGACGGCTTTGTCGAAACATGGTATGACCAGAGTGGGAATGGCAATCATGCTACGCAGAGTGTTATTGCTAATCAGCCGAAGATTGTTGATGCTGGTGTGCTGGTTAAAAGAACTATTAATGGAGTGTCTTCACCCTCGGTTAAATTCACAGCTGGCAACGTAATGACTCACGGACTGACATCCCTGTCTACGGATGGTCAACAGTCCCTTTTCTTCGTTTCCGATAATCAATTGACATCTAGCACATCAACTCGTCTAATTGAGATTATGAGTAATACTGCTGACGAAGCACGTCGCCGAAGACCACTTATTTTTAGAGGCAATGGGGGAAATTTAAGATTTTCTGTTGATACCCTATCTGGTTTATATATAACCCCAAGCCAGACAAACTTTGTATCACTATACTCAAGTATTACAGAGGACTCAGGTGGCGGCACTCATATTGCCTATCAAGACGGCAGCCAGTTTGGTAGCGCATCAGTTACCCTTGATGCTAATCCTAATATTGATTTAAATAGCCGTCGATTTGGAAATATTGCCTCAGATGAATTGGGAGCTTTCTTCTTCACGGAAGTAATCTACTACCCCTCCGACCAGTCAGCCAACCGTGCAGCCATCGAGACTAACATTAACAATCAATACGACATTTACTAATGCTTTACTTGATATACGAAACTAAAGAGGCAGCCATTGATCGTGCTGACGAAGAGGGCAAGTACCTTGACTTCGATTACTGGCGTGAAGACAACGGTAAAGGTACACGATGGCTCACGTACCCCGCTGAAACAATTGACCACAAGTGGGCATTGGATGTAACTGACTACGAGTTGGACTCCCAAGAGGAAGCTGACGTAGTGCATTCATATACACCTTTACCTCAACCAACTGAAGGGGAATAACAATGCAGGACATCGTGTACAAATCTACAATCGGAACGGGGGGCTTTATCGCTACTATCGAACTTGGTCACATCAATGAATTACTAGGACTAGTTGTGGGTGTTGCCACTCTAGTTTATATGACAGCTTCGGCAGTCAAGGTAATCAAGGAACTGAAAGACAAATAATATTATGAAAGAGATCATCACATACCTAGTATCAAACGTGGACAGCATTGTTGCCGCCCTTACTGCTATCGTAGCTGCTGCTTCTGCTGTAGCTGCACTGACCCCTACGCCAACTGACGACGGCTTTGTAGCTAAGGCTTACAAGATCCTTGACTGGATTGCACTCAACGTCGGAAAGGCAAAGGATAAGTGATTTCGGTTATTGTTCAGTTGCTAATAGCATTCCCGAAGATCGGGGCTATGTTTCTGAAGGTACGTACTGCATATGTTAAAGAACTTAGTACTAGGCGTTACAATAAGCACGACGATCTTATTGAGCAATGGGTGCGCAACCCTAAAGCAAAGCAGGATACCAGAGTTCCTACAGGAACTGAACAACCACGAATTTAATCAAGAGCAAAGACAAACCATAGGAGAGATCCTTGAATACATTAACCAATTAGAAAATCAATAATATGTACGGACGTAAAACAAAAGATGCTGGCAAGGGTTCCTGTGGAGAGCGTGGAGGCTGTGGCTGCGGAAAGAAAAAGTAATGCCTGACAAATCAAAGATGAAGTGCAACGTACCACGCCGTGAAGTACAGGGTGGTAAGAAGTTCGTCGTGAAGGCTTGCCAGGGTGGCAAGGAAAAGATCGTCAGATTCGGGGATGCTAATAT